CCGAACATTCACGCTGGCCATCAATGGGTCAGCCGCGATCTTGGAGAAGTCAAGGCGGATTTGCCGACGAACTCGGTTCCCATAAGAATGGGAAACGGTGAGCTTCACCGTTGTGTCATCCTTTTGGAAGACACCAGAGTTCTGCCCCGAAGAGATTCGAGGCAGAGTCTGCGCAACCGCATTGATTGTTACAGACTGGGGATCTGCGAACGACATAAGCATTCCTATCTTGAGTGTTGACATCGTGAGTGGATCCCACGACGCCTTGGTAAATAACCGGATTCCCACTAATGTGAAAAACCGGGCACGCCCTTAGTTAGACCAAGGGCAGTTAGGATTGCAATCTGCTGGCTCGAAAGAGCTGACATATTGAATCCAAATCCGTAAGGTGTTGCATTTTCACGCCTCTTATACTCATCTATCTGGAACCTGGCGACATTACGACCGCCAATAGTTCCTTCAAGGATAAAGTGTTGGAGACGATGGTTCATAATATAACCATATTGCATCACCAACCCGTCGTGGCCGAGAACGGAGATGTTATGTAAAACATCCCCAATGTTCCCAAACCAGTCGGCGAGCCATGACCATGGGGCTGCATTCCAGAGAACTTCTGGAGTGATGCGAGTACCAAGCAAATGATTTGCGAGGGACTCGTACCGAGCAAGCTTCGAGGCAGTATCTGTTCCCAATGGAACATGATACTTAAAACACCCCGAAAACCACGTTTCTTCAAAAGTCTTGAAGGTCGCGGTTCCCACTCCGAACGTATTGAACGCAACAGCGGGAAAAGGCTGAATAACTATGTTTTTCAGCACCGCATTGTCGTTCTGTCCGGGAAATCGATAACCCACTCTGGTCTTACGATCAGAGCCATCAACATAGGCTTTAACAAGCTCAGTGTGATGCTTGACAGAGTACATCGTCTTTCTGATGTCGCTGACAAGGGGTAACCAACCGAATTCAACGTTAAGATATTCGTCGCCAGCAGATCTTGCTAGCTTCGTTCTCTCACGCCAAGTTCGATAACCAGGTACCGAAAGTCCAAGACCCGCACTCACTGATTCAGCCCCGCTGGAAGCGAGGTTAACCAATGGATTGGTGGG